ACGGACGATGAGAAGCGGCGCGTGCTACAGAATCGCATCAAGGATGCGCTGGCAAAGTACACCACCAACGGGACGGACTGACAATGGAAACGAAGTCACTGGCCGTGGAAATGAAAGATGCGGACAAAGGCATCGTGTCTGCCCGGTTCGCCACGCTGGGCGCGAAGGACCACGACGGCGATATCACGCTGCCCGGCGCATTCGGCAAGCAAAAGGTACGCGTCTCGGCGTTCGGCCATACGTCGTGGATGGGGAGCCTCCCTGTGGGCGTGGGGAATATCCACGAGGAGGCCGGTGCCGCGATCGCAGACCTTCAGTTCAACCTGAACACGACGACGGGCCGGGACCACTTCGAGACGGTCAAGCAGCTCGGCGACCTCGGGGAGTGGTCCTACGGCTTCGACATCATGGAGGAGGCGAAGCCAGACGAGGAGCAGCGTCAGGCTGGCGTGTTCCGCGTGCTGAAGAGGCTGAAGGTGCACGAGGTCTCGCCCGTCCTGCTGGGCGCTGGCGTAGACACGCGCACGCTGGCCGTGAAAGACCGGGGCGAGGAGAACAGCGCGAACTCGATCGCATTGCGATGCGCGAACTGCTCACACTGGGTGGGGGAAGCCGTCGAGGAGATGGTCCGAATCGGTCACGAGCCGAACGCGAAAAACCTGCATGTTCGCCCACCGCGGGACCTTCGCTTGTGTCGCTCGTGCGGACGCGTAACGGTATTCATCCCGAAGAACGACCTTGACAGAATCCGTGGGCGTTCGGTAGCTTGAGCGTGACAACCTAATCCCGGCCCTACCCACGGCTGAATCACAGCCCTTCGACGGCCACCAAGCGTTCACCGCGCTGGCTGGCCGTCGAATGCATCCGGCCTCCGGCGCACGACATCGCGGGGGCCGCACTATGTCTCAGAAGCTCATCGAGCTACAGGGGAAGCTGGCGGAGCGTCAGGACCTTCTCGCGCGCGCCTTTGCGGAGGCCGGCGACGACATGGACTTCTCCAAGGTGAAGGCGCTCGGCGATGGCCTTACCGAAGCGGCCAAGGTAGAGATGGCGCGGGCGATGGGCGTCGAGATGGAGGCGCTCCAAATGGAGACGCAGAAGGAAAATCTCCGCGACATCGCCGAACGCACGAAGCGGCTTCAGATCGACCGCGGCACCCCCGTCCTGCCTGTCGAGCCCATCCACGGCGGCGGCAACGGCGATGGCCGTGACCGTCGCCCGCAGAAGTCGCTCGGCCAGCGGTTCATCGATTCCGAGCCCTACAAGGGCTGGAAGAAGGACCATCCCGACACGTTCTCCGTCTCCTTCGACGATGTGGATGCGGCCAGCCACATCGGCCTGAAGACGCTGATGGAGACGACGGCCGGATGGACGCCCGAGTCCACGCGCACGGGCCGGCTGGTGGACGCGGTGACGCGCCCGATTCAGGCGCTCGACCTGATCCCGGCATTCCCGATCGGACAGAACTCCGTCGTCTACATGGAGGAGACGACGCGCACGCACGCATCAGCCGAGAAGGCGGAGGGAGTGGCGTACGCGGAGTCCACGTTCGAGTTGACGGAGCGGACCAGCTCCGTTCGCAAGATCACGGACTCGCTCCCGGTCACCGACGAACAGCTCGAGGATGAGCTGCAAGTCGCGGCATACATCGATCAGCGGCTCCGCTTCGGTGTGCGCCAGCGCCTCGACACACAGGTCATCGCCGGCGACGGCAACGCGCCGAACCTGCGCGGCATCCTGAACACGTCGAACGTGCAGTCGCAGGCGAAGTCCACGGACCCGACGTTCGACGCGATCCACAAGGCGATCACCAAGGTCCGCTTCACGGGCCGCGCGTTCCCGAACGCGGTTCTGCTGCACCCGAACGACTGGGAGGCGATCCGCCTCACGCGCACCGCAGACGGTCTCTACATCCTCGGCAACCCGTCCGAGGCCGGGCCGATGACGCTGTTCGGTCTGCCGGTCGCACTGGGCGACGTCGAGACGGAGAACACGGGGCTGGTGGGCGACTTCGCGAACTTCTGCGCGCTCTACACGCGCCGCGGGATCGACGTGCAGAGCGGGTTCGTGAATGACGACTTCTCGAAGGGCCGTCGCACGCTCCGCGCGGACATGCGCGCGGCGTTCGTCGTGTTCCGGCCCGCGGCGTTCTGCAAGGTCACGGGCATCTGATGGCTGTCCACAGCGAGCCGCTGCTGAGCAAGGCCATCGACCACGACACGAGCGGCAACAACACGATCGTGGCCGCGGTCGCTGGCAGGAAGATCCGCGTCACATCGGCCTTCATGGTCGCGGCGGGGACCGTCGCCGTCCGCTTCGAATCGGGAGCGGGCGGCACGGCGCTCACGGGCCAGATGCCGCTCATCGCTTCAAGCGGCGTCGTCCTGCCATACAACCCTGCCGGCTGGTTCGAGACTGGCGCCGGCGCGCTACTCAACATGGAACTGAGCGCCAACGTGAAGGTCCACGGCGCCCTGACATACGTGGAGGTCTGAATATGGCGGTCACTGTCAGTGGGTTCACGCGCACCGTAACAACGTGCGTCATCCCGGGCGGCGCGGCCGGCACGCATGTGGTGCATGGCGACCTCGATGCGTCGGGCGACACACTGCTGTCCGTGCGTCACTGCTCCGCGAGTCTCGTCACCAACACCGACCTCACGTCCGAGTTCAGCATCACGGGACACAACACGATCGCGAACGTGGGCGGCACGTCAACGGCGAACAACTTTCTCGTCGTCACGTGGGCCAAGGCCACGACAGAGTAATGTCGGCGCTGCGGTCGGACCGAAACCTGTACCTGAACGCGGACAGGTCCAAGGTCGTCGAGGAGGACGACCCCGAACAGGCGTGGCTTCTGGCGGGACCGGGCGGCCTGATCGATTCCGGCGATGTGGTCCGCTACCAGCTCCACATCGCCGACGGCAAGGTCGTCATCGGGTACGAGACGCCCGTTGCAAAGATGGCCCTGCCGCCAGAGAACAAGATGGCGGAGCCGCCAGAGAACAAGGTGCGGGGCCTGACCGTCAAGCGCACATACACGCGCCGCAGCAAGAAGGTCGAGGAAACGCCGCCGGAGACCGAGGGTGATCCCGGTAGCTGAACTCAAGGTCCGGCTGGGCATCGAGACGGACGAGCATGATGCGCTGCTGGCACTGCTGGAGGAAAGCGCGGTTGCGTACGTCGAGAACCAGACGGACAGGTATTTCGGGTTGCCGGACAACGTGACCGAATATCTGGAGGGTCGCGGCGGATCGCTGCTTTCGCTTCGCGCCCGGCCCGTGAGTGGGCCGGCGACAGTGATCGAGCGGGCGTACCTGGGCGCGACCGACGTGACGATCACGGGCTCCGCATCCGATGGCTACGCGGTCCGGCCCGGTACGCGCGCCGCGCGACTGCTGCGGAAGGCGGCGCTCGTCTGGACGGACGGCTACGAGTACGAGGCGACGTACATGCACGGCTACGCGGCCGGACAGGAGCCCAAGGACATCCGGCAGCTCGTGGCCAGCATCGTCGGCAAGCTGTTCGCCGCATCGGAGTCGGGAGGCGGATTGCTGCAAGGCGAGACGATCGGCGGCTACAGCTACCGCAGCGGCACGACGGCCGGCGCGGATATCGGGGCGATGCTGGATGAGCAGGATCTGAGCACGCTGGCACTGTGGACCCGTCTCGCGTACGCGTGAGACATGGCGTTCAGAAACCTGCTGGATCATCGCTGTGATGTGGTACGGCCGGCACTCGACGCGCAGGAAGATCCGCACGGCGATGAGGGCGCGATACACGAGGTCGTCGCAAGCAACGTGCGGCTCGCGCTCTGGGCGTTGCAGGCGGCGATCACAGACTACGGCGCAGGCGAGACGCCGATCGAGGCGACGCAGGCGTTTCTGGAAAAACATGTGGACGTGAAGGAGCGGGACTGGATCGTGACACGTAGCGGCCCCGAACACCCGAAGCGATGGAGGGTCACGGCCGAACCCCGTTATCCGGGCAGGCGGTTCGGGCGCGGCGCGCATCACATCGAGGTGGAGTGCACGCGGCAGCGAGAAGCATTTCTGCGCGGCTACGACGACGCGGTGGACGGTGAGTCGTGATCCGCTTCGAGTTGGACCAGCGCACCACGATGCAGCGGGCCATGAAAGGCATCGCGAAGGAGGAGCAAGCCAAGTTCATTGCTGCCGCCGTGCCCGTCGTTCGCAAGGCGGTGCGCGTCTTGAAGAAGCATGTGCAGGCGAACCTGAAGGGCTCGCGCTCCGGCCGCACGTACACGTCCGGAGGTCGTACCTACACGGCGTCCGCATCGCACGAGCACCCCGCCTACCGCACCGGCGAGACGTACCGCAGCATCCGCGGATCCACGCGCACCAAGAAGGCCATCGGCCAGGTCATCGGCTCAGTCGGTCCGCAGAAGAAGCGCCGCCACATCGTGCGATTCCTCGTGGGCGGTACCGTAGCTGGCACGCGCAAGCTGTCCGGCAAGCGGCGGAAGTCCGCGCGCGCCGCGGGCATCAAGGGCGGCCGATTCCTCGTGGCGCCCCGTCCATTCCTGAAGGCGGCGGAGACTGCGGCCGCGCCACAGATCCGGCGCATCCTGCGGGAGATGTACCAGTGAGGGCGCTCGCAACGCTGCCCTCGGACCTGTCTGACGCACTGGTTGCGGCGCTCCGCGACAATGTGGCGCTCGTGACGGCGCTGGGCGGAAAGCGGCATGCCATCCGACAGGCATTCGACCATCAGGAATACCTCGTGCCGTCGGTCGTGCTCCGGATGCTGAACGCGGACGCAACGGAGGCGGAGGTCACGGTCGCGTACGAGGTCGACGTCTTCACGAAGGATTTCGTGACCGGCTCGCTCGGCTCTGCCTTCGCCGTCGCGGAGCTTGTGACGCAGGCGATCCACGACGATTACACGCGCGACATGGGCGATCTGGAACTGTGGTCCGATTTCGGCGGCTACGAGCGACAGCCGGATCCCGAAAGCGGCGTCACGCAATTGCTCGGCACGATGACGTTTCACGTCTACCGATTCGCACTGACCTGACGAGG